AAGGTTTGTGGATGCTGACGGGGACACCGGCAGCGCAGTCTCCTCTGGATGCGTACGGACTGGCAAAGATGGTGAACCCGAAGAACGTACCGCCGTTCTTTGGTCAGTACCGCGACACAGTGATGACCAAGGTGAGCATGTATCGGTGGGTGCCCCGCCCCGGTTCGGATCAAATAGTTTTTAACGCACTACAACCTGCTATCCGGTTTGAGAAAGCTCAGTGCCTTGACTTGCCGCCTGTGACGTTTCTCTATCGAGAGGCACCGATGACTAAACAACAGCAGGCGTACTACGATCAGCTAAAGAAAGACCAGCTTATCGTGGCAGCGGGGGAAGAAGTGTCTGCCGTCAACGCAGCCGCGCAGCTCAACAAACTTGTGCAGATTGCATGTGGGTCGGTCTATACAGACAAAGGAGACGTAGTTGACTTTGATGTCTCTCCACGTCTTGCTGTGGTCAAGGAGATCATAGAGGAGACCAAACAGAAGGTGTTGATCTTCGTGCCGTACACGCACACCATCAACCTGTTGGAGAGGTACTTAGCCAAGGCCAACATCATGGCGGAGGTCATAAGCGGTGACGTATCTGTCAACAAGCGGACCGACATCGTTAACCGTTTTCAGAACCAACCCACTACCAAAGTTCTTATCATCCAGCCTCAAGCCGCGTCACACGGTCTCACGCTGACCGCAGCCGACACCATCATCTGGTATGCGCCGATCACAAGCGTAGAGACATACCTGCAAGCCAATGCTAGGATAGATCGACCGGGGCAGAAGCATCCCATGACAATCGTACACGTGAAGGGCAGCTCTGCTGAGCAGCGGCTATACATGTTGCTGCAGGGGGGCGTGGACCATCACACCAAAATCGTGGACCTGTACCGCGAAGAACTGACTACCCCTTGACACTGTAAAGTGTTGTGGTAGTATTGCCATCCCAACTGAAGGAGATCATAAAAATGTCAGACCCGCCTAGTGGGGGTGTAGCCCCCGCTTTCGATAAGCTCGCCGAGGCGTTCATCAAGATACGCGATGCCAGAAGCAAGCTCAAAGCTCAGTACGAAGCAGAAGACAAGGTGCTAGCCGATCAGGCTACGTTGCTTGAGACTTCTATGCTTGATGCCTGTAAGCAGTCGGGTATCGACAGCGTTCGTACCCCCTATGGGACGATCATTCGTTCGGTGAAGTCACGCTACTGGACGAATAATTGGGATTCGATGTATCGGTTCATCAAAGAACACGATGCGTTCGCCCTGCTAGAGAAGCGGCTCCATCAGACCAACATGAAGGAGTTTCTCTCAGAGAATCCAGAAGTTCAGCCCGTTGGGCTCAATGTGGAAAATGAGTACACCGTAGTCGTTAGACGTTCAAAAGGAAACCCAAATGAGTAACCAAGTAGCTGTTATTGATCAGAACCTCCCCGACTTTCTTCAGGCTGCTGGCGTCAGTGCGCTGACTAAACAGCTTGCAGGTAAGACCGGAGTGGCACGTATCGTCCCCAAGAACGGCATCTTTCGTAAGGTTGTCGGCGGCGAGGAGATGGGCAAAGCCAAAGGCCCGCTTCACGCTATCGTGGTGAACGCTTCCCCCCACGTAGGGCGTATCTTCTACGCTAAGGCGTGGACTCCTGATGCCGAGCCGACTGCGCCGGATTGCTTCTCAAACGACGGTCGTGCGCCTGATGCCGGTGCTGCCAACCCGCAGTCTGACCGGTGTGATAGCTGCCCGCAGAACATCAAGGGCTCGGGTCAGGGCCAGTCCAAAGCTTGCCGCTACTCGCGTAGGCTGGCGGTCTTGCTAGAGGAAGATTTTGGTACCGCACTTGAAGGTCGTGTCTACCAGATGAACCTTGCGTCCAAGTCCTTGTTTGGTGACAGCCCGTCGGATAAGCTGCACCCGTTCGACAACTACTGCAAGTTCCTCGCCAACAACGGCAAGAGCATCGACCATCTGATCACCACGATCAGCTTTAACGAAGACAACGACAACCAATCGGTGTTGTTCTCGGCAACCGACTACATCAACCGGCAGCAGTTTGATGTCATTCAAAAGGTTGGTGCTACTGAAGAAGTCAAGCGCATGGTTGTAATGACGCCGTATCAAGCGGATGTTTCAGGTCGTGCGCCTAAATTGGAAGCGCCCGCACCACAAGCTGAACCGGTGAAGCGGGAGACCAAAAAGCCTGAGCCTTCGGTAGAGAAGAAAGACCTGAACTCCGTGCTTAAAGCATGGACTGACGAGGAGTAAAGATGAGCCACGGTTACAGCCAGAGCTTAGTGCAAGCTAACAAAGAAGTGAGTGCTAGGCTTCTGGGTGTAGCCTTGGGTCGCTATTGCATCAAGCAGGGTATTAGTGTGAGCGATACCGCCGAGCGTTTCGGTGTAAGCCGGATGACGGTTTACATGTGGTTCAAAGGCGAACGCAATCCTAACCCTGCTGTTGCAACCCAGATCCAACGCTACATAAAGAAACGCAGAACATGAACTTTGACCTACTGGATACCATACTGCCGCAGGAAGGGCGGTACTGTGTATTCGCGTATGGTAAGTACCCAGATCAGCGGCTTCTAGATACACGAGAAGAAGTAGACGCAGCCATTGAGCAGTTCGTAGACAAAAAGGCAGACGTTTACTTCGCTTGCGCCAAGTTTGGCCCAGAGAACAATCGAACCCAAGAGAACGCACTGTATTTCAGGGCGCTCTGGCTGGACATAGATTGTGGGCCAACCAAAGGCGTACCAGATAGCAAAGGACGCATTAAGGGCTATCTGACACAAGACCTTGGCTTGCAAAAACTGCAGGAGTTCTGCAAAGCAGTAAAGCTGCCAAAACCAATACTGGTGGACTCTGGTAACGGAATCCATGCGTACTGGTTGCTTGAGGAAGTTCTCAGTCGGAATACATGGGACTCGTTGGCTAAACGACTGAGAGACTTATGCACCGAGCACGGGTTGATTGTAGACCCGAACGTCTTTGAGGCATCTCGTGTACTGCGTATACCCGGCACCTATAACTTCAAGAACAAAGATGCGCCGTTGCTTGTCTCAGTTCTGAGTACCACAACAACGCGAATGAGTTATGAGCACGTCAAGACTTTGCTTGGCGCGCCAGAACCAGAGAAGGAGAAACCAGACTTCATCCCCAAGGGGGTGAGCCCAATGATGGAAGCACTGTTGGGCAACCAGATCAAGCGGTTCAAGACGATCATGATCCGCTCGGCGAACGGGGATGGGTGCCAACAACTTATACATTGCTTTGAGAACCAAGCAGAACTAGAAGAACCGCTCTGGCGGGCGGGTCTGTCGATTGCAGCTTTTTGCGTTGACGGGAGGGACGCAGCACACAAGTTATCCAATCAGTACCCCGGATACGACCGCGATGAAGTCGAGATGAAGGTTGACTACATCGTAGCCAAGGGCGGTCCGTACACCTGCAGTACGTTTGAGAAGTTGAACCCTAACGGATGTGACGGGTGCCCACACAAAGGAAACATCAAGTCGCCGATTGTGTTGGGGTTAGAGATAGCTGAAGCCGATGATGACGCAGTTGTAGCAGAAGACGAAGACGGTAAGACAGAGACTTATCAGATACCTGAGTACCCTTTCCCGTACATCAGAGGTAAGAACGGCGGTATCTACAAGAAGCCGACAGACGATGAAGATGAACCGGTGCTTGTGTACGAACACGATCTGTACGTGGTCAAGCGTATGCACCATTCAGGGCAGGGGGAGATAGTCCTTTTCCGACTGCATCTTCCAAGAGACGGAGTGAGAGAGTTCTCTATTCCAGCTACATCGGTCGTAGTCAAAGAAAAGCTGCGCGAAGGCTTGGCGCATTACGGGGTTATGCCGACACCGAAACAGATGGATAACCTCTTGCACTACACAACAGCTTTCGTTAAAAACTTACAGTTTCAGAAGAAGGCAGAGATCATGAGGACGCAGTTTGGTTGGACTGAAAAAGATGGCAAGTTCATCTTGGGAGATAAGGAGATCACAAAAGACGGGGTGTTCTATAGCCCGCCATCTAGCGTGACCAAAGAGATCGTGCATCACGTACATGTTGCGGGGACGATTGAGAAGTGGAAAGAAGTGTTCAACATGTACGCGCTACCGGGGCTGGAGCCCCATGCGTTTGCTGCACTTACTGCGTTTGGTTCACCTCTACTCAGGTTTACCGGGCTTGAGGGTGCGATCATCAACGTAATCTATTCCAAATCTGGGTCGGGCAAGTCCACTACCCTGTATATGTGCAACAGCGTCGTGGGGCACCCCAAGAAGCTAGGGTCGATTTGGAAAGATACGTTCAACACCAAGATGCACATGCTGGGGGTGATGAACAATCTAGCCAATACGATTGATGAGATAACGAACACCACGGCTGCAGAGTTCTCGGATCTGGCGTATAGCTTGAGCCAAGGCCGAGGCAAGAACCGCATG